GCGGTCTTCTTGACCCCGAGCCGTAGCTTCGCGATTCGGGGAAGCCGACGATCGTCGGACAGACCTTGGATACGGGTAAATCGACTCATGCGGTGATTCTCCTCCCTCTCGATCGGTTGACTCTCGCGCCCCACCGTGCCAAGATGAGGCCTTGACTCATGGACCCCTTCCGGGGGTTCTCGCCAGGGCGTCGCCGGGACCCTCCCGGCGGCGCCTGTCTCGTTACGAGAAGAGGGCCAGGGCGAAGGCTAGGAGCCCGGCCGCGAGTAGGAGGAACACGACTCGCGCCTTCGTCCTATCTTCCATCCCCGACCCCCCTCGCCTCGGCGAAGCACTCCTCCCAATGGGCCTCGTGTCTCCCGAGGATCTTCTCGACCTTCTTCCGGTAGACGAGGCCGTCGCCGGTCGGCTCGACCTCGTCGGCCTCCCACTTCTTGACCGCGCCGACGGTGCATCCGAAGACCCTCGCCGCGTCCTCCTGGGAGAGCCCGGAGCGCGCCCGCCAACGTCGGAGCCTTTCACCGGTCGTTTTCATGCGAGGCGAGCCTAGACTCTTAGACCAAAAAAAACAACCCATTCCCAAGATTTAGAGTAGACAGGCGCCTAGACAGTCGTACAATGAGAGCGTGATATCCGGTTTGTTTCATTCATGGCGAGAGACCCACAAGGAGGAAGGACGCATGAAGTATCTGGTCGAAAACACTCAGTCGGGGACGGTGCTCGGGGCCTACGAAGCGGAGACCCCCGAGGAGGCCCTCGAGTTGTGCTCCCGCGATGCCGGGTACGAGACCCACAAGGAGGCGTGCAAGATCGCGCCGGATGGGGACCTGATCGCGAGGCCCCTGGGCGAGCCCCGGAAGGTCGCGGGGCCGGGGAAGTTCGGGGGCGAGCTCGAGATCACGCGCGAGCTATGGAAATTCGGGGAATTCGACGGTGAGGTCATGATCGGCGGGAGCGCCTCGTTCGCCTACGTCGAGAGGCCCTTCGTCTTCGAGGCGGGCTTCGAGATCACGCGCGAGGAGGAGGACCTCCTCCGCGAGACGGTCGCGATCCTCTTCCACGAACGGAGCGACGGGTTCGTCTGCGCGACCTACTACGAGGACGAGAAGGTCTTCCGGCGGGATTGGGAGATCTGCGAGCGGGCCGAGGGCGCCCGCGACGACGTCGACGAGTACCGCGCCGACGAGCTCGCCGAGAAGCGGGCGATCGACGAGCTCTACGAGCCGCCGACCTTTCCCCCGGCCCCGGAGAATGCTCCCCTCCTCGAGAAGCGCGAGGGGTCGGAGTGAAGGCCCTTGACCTCCTAGTCGAGAAGCGGGACGACGCGAGGAGGAAGGCCCTCCGCAACCTCGCCCGCTACAAGTTCTCAAACTTCGGATATTGGGCCGCTATTTTCGTTCACCTTGCCAGAGAGACCGAGAAGGAAGGAGTCCAGTCATGAAGAAGGACCGACACGGGCGAGTCATTCGCCGATGGAAGGGGACCTCCCCGAGCCGTTGCGCCGTCTGCGGGGTGACTGACGGGAAGACCCGCGAGGGCCTCTATGACCTCACGATCCTCGTCCAGAAGGACGAGCACGGGGAGGAGGAGATCGTCGTCGCGGCGTTCTGCGACGAGCACCGGAAGGAGGCCGAGCGCTTCTCGGCCGAGGCCGGGGACCCGCCGGGGATCTGCGAGCCGGTCGAGAGGAGCATCGAGGACGTCGACGCCGAGGTCGACGCCGAGACCGCGAAGTCGACGACCGGCTTCGTCCCCCAGGAGAAGAAGGTCGCCCCCGAGGTCGAGGTTTTCTTCGTGAAAGTCACCGACGGGCTCTTCGACCTCTTCTTCGACGTCGAGGACGAACTCGGGATCGACGGCCGTCCGGATCGCGAAGCGCTCGCCCGCGTCTTCGCCGACGAGAAGGCTCAACGGCTCTCCGTCGAGACGATGCTCGCCGACCTCCTCAAGAGGAAGTCGAAGGAGATCGAAGACCTCCGGAAGATGGTCGTCGCCCTCGAGGGCCGTCTCGAGGAGATCGAGAAGGCGATCGCACGCCTCGAGGTGACGACGTGACGGCCCTCGAGGGAGCCTACGAGGTCGCGGGGATCGTCGACTCGATCCTCGCGTACCTCCCCCTCGGGGCGGTCCCGAGGGTCGACGTGAAGCGGCCTTTCGGGGGCCAGTCGGCGACCGTGCGGATCGCGAGGACCTCCGAGGCCCGGATCGTCTTCCGGAGCGGTCGTCTCGAGACCGAGGTCGAGGGCGACTCCGAGATCCTCCTCCGGATCTTCGACGCGAGCCGGGTCGCGAGGGCGCTCCTCGAGACCTACTTCCGGATCGAGATCCGCCGGGGAGCCGAATTCGCGCGCCAGGACCCGCAGGAGCCCGCCCACGGCGACGAGAGGGGGGGGCATGAGTAAGAAGGCCTACCGGGGCCGAAGCCGCTTGAAGGCCCTCTCCCGCGCCCTCGTGAAGAAGCGCGAGGAGCGAAACCACTCCCAGGAGACCGCCGCCCTTGAGATCGGCGTCTCCTCGCAAACCGTCTCGCGTTGGGAGCGGGGCGAGAGCTATCCCATGAGCCGCCCGGTCGTGCGGGCCGTCCTCGAGTACCTCGAGAGAGAGGAGCTTCCGAAGTGACAACGCTCTATCTAAATCAGCGCCGAAACATGGGGACCGCCCTCACCGAGAGGGAGGCCGAGGCCCTCCTCCTCGCGGCCGGGGAGGTCCTCGACTTCGAGGACGCGAGGGAGGCCTTCGGCGTGCTCGCTCCCGCCGCGTGCCGAGCCGCCGCCAAGATCGAGAAGGCGGTCCTCGACGCCCGCCGGGAGAAGAAGGCCCGGGACGAGCACCGGGCGATCCTCGACGAAGCGAACCGGGTCGCCGTCCTCCCCCGGGGAGACTTCGAGCGGGCCATTCCCAAGATCCGGAGGGAGGTCCTCGCATACCTCGACACGGGTTGGCGCTACACGGGGAGCTATACGGAGGTCGGAGAGCGGATCGAGATCGTGAGGAAGGAGGTCCGGAAGCGGGCGAAGAAGCTCGGGGAGGGCTAGGACCCCCCTCCGAGGCCAAGAAAGAGCCCCCCGCCGCTCGAGGCGACGGGGGGCTTGTCTTTTGTCGAGCGCGCGCGGGGCACGCTCCTGGGGGCTCTGAGCGTCAAGGGTCGGGGGGCTTGGCCGTGAATTGCAGTCGCGCCGCGTTCCCGACGGCGGCGGTCGTGAGACCGACGAGCCATACGGGGACCCGCTCCTCGACCGGGCTTCCCCCCGTCGCCAGGAGGAAGCCGCAAAGGGCGAGAAGGGCGATCACGATTACGAGCCGCCCCAGGGCTTCGACGTTCAAGACGTCCCTCCCTTCTTCGCCGCCTCGATGAGCTTCGCGACGTCCTCGGCGCTCATGGCGACCGGGTAGATCACGAGGACGGCCGTCGCTTTGAGGTCGATCTCCCGCTCGGCGGCGAAGGTTTCGGGTAGGACCGCGACGGCGCCCTTATCGAGCTCGAGCGTGCGGGGGCCGGTCACTTACTGCCCCCCGCCCGCTTGGGTCCCGGCGGTTCCGCCTCCTCCCGAGCTCGCGGAGCCGCCCTCGACGTCGCCGAAGGTGATCGTAGGGCTCATGGTGAAGGAGTCTCCGAATCTCTCGACGCCCTCGCTCTCCGCGACCGTCGTCCCGTCGGGAGAGATCGAGACTCGACTCTTCCCGAAGAGGGCCCAGACGGTCACGGCCGGTTGAATCGCCTGATTGGCGAAGAGCTCCTCGGCCGCTTGTCCCTGGGCGCCAGAGAGAAGGTATGCGCCGAAGGCGTCGCTCGGGATCTGGACGTTGCTCGAGGCGGGTGAGGTCCCTCCGGGCGCCGTCTCGGGGGGCGAAAGGCATCCCCCCAGGAGGACGGCGAGGAGGGCAAGGACGGGCACGGCGTACCGCATGAGGGCCTCCTTTCAAGGCTGAGATCGTAAAGCGTCTCGGATCTCGACGAGGACCTGCTCCTCCCTGGTCTCGTGGTCTCGGACGTGAGTCGCGAGGCCTGAGTGAGAGAGCGAGAGGCGCTCGAGGATATCCGTCTGTCGGTTGATCGTGCGGACGAGGCTCCTAGGGGTGTAGGTGAGAGGGGAGCCGTCCTCGTCGAGTTGAGAGAGGACCTTCGAGACGTCGACGAGTACCGCGAGGGCCTTCGTCAATGCGCGACGGTCGTCGGCATTGAATCCGCCCCTGCCGTTCCCATTTGATCCGTCCTTCTTGGCGAGGGCTCTCTTCGCCACCTCGAGGGCCGCGAGAGCAATAGAGATGATCCCTCCGGCCACGACTCCGTCTATTACCGCTAGCATTGTTCCTCCGTCCATTCGGCAGAGAAACAGGACCCGGATAGCTTACCAGCCAACCGCCCCGCCCTACCCTAAACCTACGACCGAAAGCGCGGCATCGAAGATCATGGTGTTAGCCGGTACTCCGAAGACGCATTCAAGGTAAACCGCCAAGACGTCCCCCGCGAGGAGGGGCATCTGTCCCTGGGTGCTCATCGCGCATAGTTGGGCCCCGAGCGAATCGGATTGGTGCGAGCCGAGTAGCGTCCGAACGCCGTTGACGTAGATGTGCATCGCGTAGGTGTCTGGAATCCCGTCCCCCTCGAGAGATACGCTTGCCGTGATCTGGTAGTCCATCGAGGAAGTGATCGCGATATTCGAGGTGAGCGGTTGCGCCGTCGCGCCCTTCGAGGTTCCGGCGACCCACGCCGGGGTAATCAGTTGAACCGGGACCCCTGCCATGAGGGGAAAGGGTATCCCCGCGTCTCCGAACTCGATCTCGGCGTGAGGAATCAGGGTATGCCCGAAGACCCCCCCCCCAACGGTTCCCGTGAGCCGGAAGGCCTCGACCTCCGTCCCGGTCTCGTCGTGAGTGTAGAAGACGAGATCGCCGGTCCCACCGCGCTCATTCCCCCAGGAGAAGCCACGACGGAGCCCACCGTCGGCGAGCTCCGGTAGGCCTGCCCCCCATCTCGTCTCCGGGTCTGCGATCATGAAGACGTCGGAGAGGTCGAGCCCGTTCGGGGCGAGGTCCTCGTCGATCTTCTCAAGGTCGACCTCGGGAGGCATGAAGACGACCCCTCCCCGGCAGGTGCCCCCCCGGTGCCTTTGCTTGTCCCCGGGGGCCTGGGTGTAGTTGAAGCTACCGCCGGGGAGCCGTGTCGAGCCGCCGGAATATGAGAAGTAGGGCCCTCCGGGCTTGCCCCCGATCGCGCCGTAGGAGTCCATTCGGCAGACCGTTGGCGCCGTCGCATTGTGAGCCGCTACGTCAAAGCCGTTCGCGCTCCCCGGAGTGTATCGAAGGTCGGGCTCCCCCTCCCCCATGTAGCCCGGCCGGAAGGAGATCGTCGGATACTGAGTTTCCCTCACGGCGGCGATCGTCGTCTTCCCCGCGTGCGGGTCCCTGCCCGGAATCCATGTCCCCTCTCTCTCGAGTTGCCGCCGCCATTCATCCCTCCAAGCCTGATCCCCATCGGGATTCCAGTCGTCTCCCTCCTCCGGGACCGGTTCGGTGCTCCCCCCTGGGCTTTCCGGATCTCCGGGGGGCGGGGGGTCGGAGGGTTCCCGTGACCCCGGAAGCTCCGGCGGGGGCTGCGGATCGGCCGGGGTTATCGGCGTGATCTTGAAGAGGTAGCTCGTCGTGTACCACTTCCATTTCAGGTACTCATGCGAGAAGGCACAATGGACGGCGACCGGGAAGTCGAGATCCCCGCCGAGACGAAACTTCGTCTCGAAGTCGAGCGGGGCGTCCTCCCAATAGGATTCCGGCCGTAGGAAAAGGGCCTCGGTGGAGATGTGCAAGGGGTTGATCGGCTCGCCGTCTTGGGTCGTCCCGAGCCGATGCTGATCGGAGCCGAGGCCGACGTCGAACGGCCCCCCGTCCCGGACGGACGGAGCCCCGAACATTCGAGCTCCGGGCGAGACGTCCCCCGACCTCGACGCGACCGAGGTCCCGCCCTTCGGAAGATCGCAGAAGAGCGCCCCACACGAATCCCATTGACCGGTAGGGCCGATGTTGAGAGCGATCGCGTTCGCGCTACCGCCCTGGACCCCGGACGGCCCCCGAACGACCCGGAGGACGCTTTGCAGTCGGGCCGCTCTAGAGGTGTCGACGTAGTTCCCGGCGACGTCGGTCACGATCGAGCCGTAATCCGCCCCCCCACGGTGAGCCGCGATGAGGCGGGGGTCGGTCGGGTGGAATAGCTCGACCTGCTCGTCCTCCTCGGTCGAAGAAAGGGCGATCCCGTGAAACCCCTTCGGGATGCGGGGATAGTAGACGGGTACGGACGGAACGATCCCCTCGTATCGAGTATCTCCCCCCCAATCCGACCGGGTCGGGAAGATCTCGAGGGGCTCGTACTCGAATGAGTCGGCGAGGATCTGAATCCATGCTGCGTTTTCTTCCTTGTCGGTCTTCTTCCCGTCCTTGTTCTTCTTTACCCGGAGGTCCCGGTGTCCGACGATCCCGATCGAGTAGGCGTCGACCCCGATCCCGAACGGGGCCCGAGGGTTGCCGTACCCCCAGGGGTAGACCGGATTCAGCCACTCTTTCCCCTGCCCGAAGACGTTCGGGGCCTTTCCGTTCTGCCCGCCGACCGCCCCGGCGTTCGGCCACGGGTTGAGCCACTCTTCCCCGAAGCCGAACCACGAGGCCTTCTCGCCGACCTTGTTCCCTCCGTCGGCAACGGCCTTCGCCTCCGTCTGAGTTTTCCCATCCTTCCCGCCCTCCGGGGCGTTCCCTCCTCCTCCCCCGCCTCCGGCCCCTCCCGCCGCCGCGAGTATCTCCTTCCCGAAGTTCGGAGTCGAGTTGACCATCTCCGCGAAGGCCTGGGCCCCGGGAGGGGGGTCGTAGTAGACCCCGCCCTCCCAATGCCCGGAGGGAGTGAATGCCCCCACCGTCGACGCGATCGGGTTCCGGGTGCCAGGGGTAGCCTCTCCGGCGGGACCGGTGAGAGCTCCGGGCCCGCCGGAAGTCCCCCCGGACCCGATGGTAGCCGGAGGCGTGATCTCCGTCTTCTCGGTCGTCGATACCGGCCACGCGAAAGACCACCCCGAAGTCTCCCGGGTGTCCTTCCCCCATAGGAGGGCGCCGACGAGGTCTCCATAGCTCCGGTCTTCATAGACGTATTGCCCCATCTCGCCGTTTCCGTCGAGGCGATCGACGATCCTCGTCGCGAGGATGCAAGCCCTCGCGTCGAGCTCCCAACCGCGAGACCGGTGCCCGTGATGTTGGAGCGGAAGAATCCCGGGGCCCCTGGGCTTGCGACTGTCACCGATGAACACTCTATGACCCCCTTCCGGGTTGCGGGAGCTTGAGGAGCATCGCCCGAGCCGTGGAGTCGAGCAAGGACATGAGATTCAGGGTCGGGAGTTGCTCGGGTAGGTCGATCGACGTGAAGGCCTCCCCGCTCGGCCGGAGCTCATGCAAGATCTGCTCTGCCCATCCCGCCATGCCTACGGGGACGAGGTCGCCGGTCTTGCCGCCCTGGGTCCGATCCTGAAACATGGCATAGACCCGAGCGGCGACCGCGTCCGATATCGCGTCGAGAGAGGCCCCTTCCGCACTCGACCCCTGATTGACGCATAGGTGCTCGAGGTTCGGCTCCCCTGGGCCGTGAAAGCCGAAGGCCTTCTCGATTTCCTTCCGATCGTCGTCGCGCCATACGATCCGGGCGGTCTCGAAGGCGCCCCCGACCCGTACTTCCATCACGGGACCGAGGGCCTCCGGGATGTGCTTTCCCGGGACGAGCGCCTCCACGTCGGAAGGCCTCCTTACTACCCGGTGGAGTTGACGATCGTCGTTCGGGACCCCGGGGACAAGAGTCAAGATCGTAGTGACCGCGTGACCGCTCGAGAGCTTCGGCACGGCCGACCGGTCGACGTCGTTCACGGCGTCCCAAGCGATGAACGAGCTCGCGTTCCTGATAACCCCGCCGGGGCCTGGGACCGCCGGGCGAGATCCGGCCGTCGCGCCCCTGCCTTCGATCTCGACCATGGCCGGGAGGATCATCTCGTACATTCTCGTCGGGTCGATCTGGTAGGAGAGATGGACGATCCCTTGATCCTCGTCCACCACCGAGACCCGAGCCGGGGCGGGATGCCATTCTCTCGTGATCGGGTCTAGGGCGCCCTCTCCGGGCCTTCCGAGGATGTTATTTGCGTATGACTCCTCCTGGGAGAGCTTGCTCTGATAGGCCATGGACCGCTGAGAGCCAAGGTAGCAGAAGTTGGAGTAAGCGATCGCGGGGGCTCTCGTGCCGGTCTCCGGGTCGATCGTCGCGTGCCGATAGGCCCGCACCGAGTAGGTACGCTCGAGCCAGTTCGGATTTATCCGGTAGGTCGTTCGATAATGATGTTGGATCGCGGAGACCCTACCCGCCCAGTCCTGATCCGGGGTCGCGAGCCCCAGGAGGCCGAAACCGTTCCAGACGTCGAAGTATGGAACGAGCCCCCGTTGTATGACGGAGTGAGAAAGGGCGATCCCGGAGGCGGGAGCGGGCCAGGACGCGAGGGCTTCGTTTACCGTGATCCATGACCCTTGAGGGAGGACCCTATTCCCGACTTGCAACGTCCAATCCGGAATCGAGAGGACGTTCTCGAGATAGCGATCATCTTCGCTACGTTCGGTTCCGTAGCCGCCCGATAGCTCGATATGATCGAATCTGACCTCGATTTCTCGGGTAAAGAGGACATGGACCTCGCTCGGCCTGAGCCGCGCCTGATAGACGGGGAGGGTCGTCCCCTCATCTACCACCGGGGGGCCGATCGTGTCGAGGACCCCCTCCTCGCCACCGGAGGCCCTCGAGTAGATCCGGATCGTCCCGTCGAGGTCGATCGTGCATCCCGCCTGCGGGAGATACGAGAGGACCCGGGCGAGGGCCTGATCTGCCGTGTCATCGATTTGTAGGTTGTCGATCGGGTAGTCGGCGAGCTTGCCCCGTATCGTATGGTCGATCGAGATCGGCCGAGAAATCCCGACGTAGCTCTCGAGCTTTCGGATCTCCTCGAGGATCTCCTCGAGGACCTCGTCCCCCCGGTAGGGTTGTCCGTCCTTGAGAGACCATTTCGCGAAATAGACGTCCGGGAGGACGTCGAGGAGCTCCGGGGCCGAGGCCGGGTCTTTCGCTCTCTTGTGCCCTATGTGGCGCCTCCAGTTGTACCGGCGGCAGAGATGCCCGTAGCTCCAAAGCCACCGGCAATCAGCGAGGACGACCCTAACGATCGCCGGGTCCGGGCCCGGCGCGCGACGGAGGACGTATAGGTCCTTCACCGTGAAGTCTTGCCTCTTCCCGTCGGTCCCGGTCCTCGAGACCTCGATATCGACAACGGGCTTCTCGAGGAGCATTCCGGCATCCGAGGGGGTGAGGTCGACCTGGGCATAGAATGGCTGGACGCCGTTCGTACAAGCCCACCGGATCACCGAGCTTGCGAGCATCGATACGTTCCCGACCTTCGCGACCGTACCTTGTAGCTTTTCGGTCGTCATACGGTGATCTCTCCCGGGCGGTTGACCGTCGGGGGAGTGACCTCACCCCCGGAGGTCGACTCCCCCCTAGCCGTCGGGGTCGTTTCGGTCCTCCCGCCTCTCGAGAAGCTATCCCCGTATCCCGCGCCCCCGTATGGGATGAAGCCCTCGAACGTGGTAGTGGCCTCGATCTCGGTGTAGTCGTAAGTCTTCGAGTCGAGCCCCTTCTTCTTGTGAGTGACGGAGCCGGTGCGGTCGATCGTGTCGAATTGCAGGGTCGACCCCTGGAGAGGGGACAGGCTAGGGGCGACGTTGCGATATCCCAGGGCGACGGCGTAGGCGTTTGCATTCCCCTCTCCTACCGCCTTGTATCCCTGCCGCTTCAAGACCTGCCGCACCGTGCGACGGAAGACCGCCGGGCCGTCGTAGGCGTACTTCTCAAGCGGTCGCCCGGTCCAAATCGCGACGAGACGCCGCCCTACTTGGAGATTATCCGTCACGGTGACGATGTTCTCTAGGACGTCGGTCTTCCCGACCGCATGGGCGACCAGTCGGGAAGAGATCCGATTGTCGTCGTAGTCGAAGGTCGGCTCCTCCTCGACGAGCGCCCACGTTCCGGCGCCCTTCTCCGAGCTCGCGACGTCGTCGATCCGATCGAGGAGCCACGGCCGAATCGCGGCATACTTACCCTCGAGGTCGGTCGTCTCGTCCTTGTCGATCCATGCCTCGTAGGCTACCGAGAAAATCGAGATAGGGTCGACGTCGCTCCCCCCGTACCCTCCTTCCGCATAGCTCGACCACCCCTCGGCGTTTTCCTTTCTGCGGGTGATCTTGAGGTGCTGCTCGACGATCGCCGTGTCATTGAGGGTTCCCTCCTCCCCCTCGTCGGAGATGCGCTCCCGGAAGACCTGGGTAAACTCGAGGAGGGTGTCGGCGGTATTGTGCTCGTCCCGCTGATCGATCTTCTCCCAAACCCCGCCGAGGGCCGTCCGGACGGCTCCGGTAAAGGCGTCGATCTTCGCGTCGTATTGTGCCCTCGACTGATTAGCCCCCTTCGCCGTGAAGACCCCGGAGATCGTGAGGGTCCGTCTTCTCGCGGGGGAGTAGGAGACCTCGACGGAGCTCGAGCGGAGGCCCTCCTCGTCTTCTGCCCCGGTGTCGGCGGGCATCCCGAATTCGACCCGGGCGTGATAGACCCGAGCGCGCCCTGAGTCGAGGACGTCGTCCCCCTTGGAGAGCGAGGGGTCGGCGTCGAAGCCGGAGTTAGAGGTCCCCAGGGTGAAGAGGGTAGCGCCGCCCTGAGAGATCGTGAGGGTTTGCCGGGGCTTGCGGAAAGCGCTCTCTGCGGCTACGCAAGCCGCCGCGAAGGCCGCGTGAGAGTCGCCGGAGACGATAAAGTCCCACTCGACCACCGACCGCTCATACCCTTTCTCGATCCTGATCTTGCCGCATGGGGTAGTCGCGTGCCCCCCGTAGCTCGCTGATAGCTCCCGTACTACCGCCATGGCGACCCCCTACGGAACAACCTTGTCGAGTACCATCCTCGAGAGAGTGTAGACGAAGGCGTCCCTCGTGACGACCTCGCGCCTCCGGTTCGCGAGCTCTTGCATCCTCATATGGCCGTGCAACCGCTTCGCCATCTCGTAGACGTCTCCGGGGTTCACCTGGGAGGCGTCCCCCCGGAGGACTGCGAAAGCCCTTGCCGCCTCTGCGGAGGCCGAGACCGTACCGAATACCGCTTTGAGCTCGGCCTTCGCGCCCGAGATTAGCTTCGAGACCTCGTCCGCGAGTTTCTTGTTTAGCTTCGCGATCGCGAGCGGGACCTCTCGCAAGACCGGAGGAAGCTTCCTCGCCATCTCGACGCCGACGGTCCCCAGGGCCGGGCCGACATACTCGGCGGCTTCGATCGCCGCCGTAGCCGTGAGCGCGATCCCCGCCATGGATGCTACCCTCGAGCCGAGTCCCCGCCTCGGGGCCCGAAGGTCCTTCGCCCGGCGACCGTAGACCACCCCGTTCGGAGCCCTCCAAGTGTCGGGGCCGATCTTCGTCGAGCCGGGGATCACGCCAGGAGGGAGCCTCCTCCCGGGACCGCGAGCTCCCTCCCTGGGCTCGCCCTTCCCGAGCTCCTTCTCGGCCTTCTCGAGCTCCCGGAGGTCGGGCTTAATGACGATCCGGAGCTTTGCGTCGAGTTGCTCGCTCATGCGACCACCACCGAGGCCTGCTTCTCCGGGGGATCGGAATAGGAGTCTACTGCTCCGTCTTCGTCGGCGTCGTACTCGGCGAAGAGTGAATAAGAGTAGGTGTTCGCGGCGAGGGCGTCGACGAAGCCGACCCCGACCCCCTGGTATGCGCTCACCCCGTCCGCGACCGTTGCCGGGGGGACCGCGCCGACGGCTCTCCGAACGTGAACCGAGACGAAGTCGTAGCGATCGCCCGGAAGGGCCCATGCGAGCGTCGCGCTCCCGACCCCTCCGGTAGCGGTGAATCGGGTTGCCCCGGGGAAGGTACTGTCTGCCGTGACCCAGGCGCCAAAGCGGTATCCCCGTTGAAGCTCGAAGTCGCGATCCCTGATTTTCTTCACGCCGACGGCGCCCTTGTAGACGTGACCGATCGAGATTCCGTTCTGAGGCCCGAGACGCCGTATCGCGGATAGGAGGCGGGCCTGCACTTGGAGAATGCCCGCACCCTTGCTCTCTCCGGCCTGCCTGTTCTTCCCAAGGATCGCCCCTCGGCCAAGTTGCCCTCCCGGGATCCGGACGGCGAGGACCGCCTCGACGGTTTGGAGCGAGAGGTCGCTCTCCTCGTTGTGCTCGGGGTCGACGTCGGCCGATCCGACCCGGAAGAGGACCCAGGGGGGCCGGAGGAGCCGTAGGGCCTTCTCCTCGAGGGCCGGGGCCGTGAGGACGCTCCCGGAGGGGAATACCCGATTCGCCGTACCCGGCCACGTCTCCGCGAGGACGAGGCTCTCGAGTTGCCGGTAGAGTTGCTCGTCGGTCACGCCTCGCCTCCCTTCTCCATCCGATCACCCGAGGCCATGAGAGCCGACCGGACGGAGGCGTCGTCCTCGTCCATCCCGGCCGCGCTCATCGCTGCCGCCACGGGGTTCGAGCTCGCGATCGCGATCGCCGCCGCCTGATTGATCCTGAGATCCTCCCCGGCTCTTGCGAGCGCCGCCCTCGATGCCTTGGAGAGCCCTCTCCACGTCTCGAGTGTGACGGTTCCGCCCCCCAGGAGGAAGCGCTCGGCCTCGGCCGTGAGGAGCTCGAGGAGGCCCTCGTCGTCTCCCTCGACCTCGAGGGCGAGGTCCTCGACGGATAGGAATAGGAGGTCGATCATACCGAGAGGTCTCCTCTCATGCCCTGCTCGAAGGCGCCGGTCCCGTTCTTCGGGAGAGCGTAGAAGACGACCGCGATCCCGAGCTCCGTCCCGATCGACGCTTGAAGAACGGCGCTTTCATCGAGAGCGGCTACCGCCTCGGGAAAGTAGATCCATGGGTGTTGATCTTCGGCCTCCGGGGCGAAGAGGAGCGCGAAGGAGGAGAGCCTTGTCCCCGCCCGGAAGGCGCCCGCCCCGTCGGGCTCCTCGTGCATGAGGACGTGACCGGATGCGCCTTCCTTGGCGAAAGGCAAGACGGCAAGGAGAGCGTCGTCGTCGAGCTCGCGGAGGACGCAAGAGAGGGAGGCCGAGCTCCCGGCGTAGTAGACCGCCGCCCGCTGATTCCCCCACTCTTCCGCGATCTCCTCGCGGGCCTTCGCGTTCGGCCGAAACTCGACGTCTCGAGCGAGCCCGAGGGGGGTCCCCCCGTATGGGGCGGCGAGGCTCGTATCCGTCGGGTCCTTGTAGAGTCTCCCCGGGATTCTCTTGACGTGCCTCGAGTACGGGTTCGCCATGTTAACCCCTCTCCGGCTTGAGCTCCTCGAGCTCCGTCTCGGTAGCAGCGACGATCTTCGCCTTGAGCGCCTTCGTGATCCCGAGGTACGGCCTGGGGATCAAGTCTGTATCTAGCTCGGTCACGTCGTCCCTCGTAAGGAAGAATAGCTTCTTCCAGAAGGGGGCCCCGGCCGGGCTCTCGATGAACGTCGCGATTCTCGCTTTCGTTCCTTCGGAAACCGGTTGTGAGTGTACCCCTCCGAATTGATATCGGGAAGCGTGCTCGACCACCGAGCCGACCTCGACGACGTATCTCCCCGGCGTCCTGACCGACGTCTGCCGGTCTGAAATCGACTGCCATAGATCGCCCTCGTCCTTCCCCACCGGGCGCCGCTCGAAGCGGTGAGGCTTCGGCGTGTCGAGGCCTCGAGAGAGGTCGGCGACGACTCCGGCGAGGTTCACGACCGGGTCTTGCTGATTTGGATACCTCTCGAGCCATTTCTCCCCGTCGAAGGCCTCCTCTCGGAATGCCCTTTGCGCCTGGGCGACGACGAGGGCGCCTAGCATCTTTCGAAGAGGCTCGGGGTCTTCGAGGGTCTTTTTAAGCCGCACGAGGTAGGCCATCGCGTCGCCCGCGCGGATCTCCACGTCGCGGGCCATGCGGCTACTCGAGGACGCCGTCGTCCTCCCCGACGGCAGGAGAAGAGGGGACGATTCGGCGGAAGCGAGTCCGGTCGAAGTCGGCGTAGACGTCCTCGTCGCTAGTTCGCTCCGAGGGGACGGTGAGCTCGGAGCCCGAGGTAGGAAGGATGCGGTCACGGGAGGTCACGAGGGCGAGGCCCTCCTTGAGATCGTTCTTCCGCCAGTCGGCCTCCTCCTTCGGCTTGAGCTCTCCGGCCCGGACAAGGAGCTTGAGGACAACCCCCTCGCACGCGAGGGAGACGTGCCTCGCGTCGGCCCCGTCGTATTCGACCTGGGCGTAGACCTCGAAGTCGGCCTCGACGTCGCGCGCGGCCTTCGAAAGCCGGGCCGCGTCGATCGTCGTCGGGTCCTCGTCAAAGGGATTCGTGATGTTGACGAGGTGTTCGTCTCCGTACCGGTCCTTTACCTCGTCCTCGAGGGCCACTAAACCGTCTCCTCGATGATCTCGAAGTCAAAGTACCATTGGGGGCCGGTTGTCGCCGCCCAGGTGTAGATCGCGATCGTGCCCGTGCCCGCAATCATGATTCCGTCACCGAAACAGAAGCTCGAGACGGTCCCGATCGCCTCCGTTGCCCCCGCATGGAAGACCGTCCGGTGAGTTGTCCCCGCCGCCGCGAGGGTCGGTTGCGTGCGGAAGGAGACATTCGCCGCTCCGGATTGCCCGCCGTCCATCGGTTGCGGCGTGACGAGGGTCCCGCCCGCCGAGTATCGGTTCGTCGTGTCGATCACGATCGCGATCCCGATATCGTCCCCGGCGACGGTGCCGGTCTGCGTGAGGGTCATCCCCGAGAGGATCACCCGGGTAGACTGCGCCGTCTGGTAGAAGGCGAAGGAGGGGTCTGTCGCCGAGAATGCGGTCACGCCCGATTCGTCGATCACGGTCCCCGGGGTCGCATGGCAGACCGCAAACCGGCCCCCCAGGCGAGAGGACGCATACCTGTCTCCGACGTCCCGGCAGGAGAATTCGCTTCTCGTAAAGCTCGGTACACGCTCCATGATGCCTCCTGCTAGGGATCAACCCACGTTTCCGCCCCGGCGTTGTTGTGGGGGAGGTAGAGGCCGAATGCCCGCCATAGCCACGTCTGGATCTTCGCCCCGGCCTCCGTATCCGCCCAGGTGAAAACGTCGTCCCGGAGAAAGGGGGTCTCGCCCCCTACGAGGGCGTACCACGTTCCGTCGAAAAGCGTCATGGGCGAGACGATGAGATCGTCGACGAGGACGTATCCGGTCGTCCTGCCCGAGAGCTCGACCTCGACGTCGGGGTCCTCCTCGTTCCAGTTGTCGAACCAGAGATTTTCATCGAGATCGAGTCGGAGGATGTTCCATCCGGCTTGCGCCGCAAGGACGACGCTCTTCGAGTTTGTCCCCCACCGGAGGGTAAGGGTGCCGTCCCCGGCGCCTATCTCCCGGTTGTAGGCGATCTGGACGTAGACGGGGACGTTCGGGGCGAAGCGGGCCCCGAGCTCGTTCAAGTTCTGGTAGATACGCTCGTCCGCGTCGAAGCGAAGAGACGCCGGAGACGCCGCGCCCTGATAATCCCGGTAGAAGTTCGTCGCATCGTTCTTGAGGTTCGCGATCGCCCCCGCGACCGTCCACCCCGTGAGGCCCGTGATCGCCGGGAGGGCCGTCGCCGAGACGTCGTCGAAGCTCGGGTTTCGGATGTAGGCTTGGGAGTGACGAGCCGAGAGCGCGACGAGGGCCCCGCTCTTCCCCGAACCGGTGAGCTCGAGGAGATCCTTCTCAGCGTGCGAGCCTCGGATCGAAAACCTCTCCTCGTGCTCCGTAGCGCCCCCGCCGTGCTCGTCGGCCGTACATAGCGCGACCTTCGAGTCGCACGTCGTATTCTCGATCTCGAGGGCCTCTTCATCGGTGACGAGTCGATTCAGGACCCCGTCCCCGACGTTTCCGCCCCCCGCCGCCGGTACGCCGTGCGCGATGTTCCTCGAGTTGACCGACTTCCCTCCGGTAATGAAGTCGTCGGTTAGCTCTTTGAAGATCGAGGGGGGGTCTCGGTACGGGACGTCGAGCTCCTTCGCGTAGGCGAGGAGTAGGGGGCCGAGGAGCGCCGCCGCGTTCGCCCCGGAGACCCCGGCGGCGACCGTGCTCCGGATCGCCGATAGGGCCGTGAGGACGTCGGCCGACTGATCTCCCTCGAGGGCCTGCACGATCGCATCCTCGAGGTCTACAAGGTTCGTCGCATTGACCGATCCGAAGTTGTAGATCTCTTCGAGGAGGTCGACGCAAGCGGATATCTGCGCCTGGATCTCGGCCTCTGTCGGGCTTGCCATCGGCTAGACCTCCTCGGGCTCGAGCTCCTCCTCGAGCTCCTCTTCGGGATCTCGCATCCTGGGGGCGAGCATCGAAGGGGGCTCATGCTCGCGCCAGTCGAGCGGCATCCTCTCCCCGATCTTGACCATGTAGAGATGCCCCGCGAGGGGCTGATCCCCAGGAGCGGGCCGGTAGCGAGCGCTCGACCTCGAGAGGATGTAAGCGGTCCTCCCTGAGCTCCGGACGACTCGGTTCTTTACTGCCTTCACGATCCGGCCGACGTCCGCTTCCGAGAGGTCGACGACGATCCCCCGGGTCCTCGGGATGATCGGCTCCAGCTTCGCGGTATGACGTAGCGCCCCCGTGAAGCTCGGGAAGGTCACTCCCCCGACGGTCGCGTTCTGGATCGGAGAGGTCGCCTTCGTCCCGATCCAGAAGCGGAAGGTCTCGGGCTCGGCCTCGAAGATCTCGGCCTCGAGCTCCTCTCTCGGAATCGTGACGGCGCCCCCGAGATCGAGCTCGGAGGCGCGCGTCTGAGAGACCCTCTCGGCGACCTCGAGGTCGCCGGAAGGAGGAGAAGTCTCGATATCCTCGTCCGGGATCACGTCGTGCGCGGTCGGCGCTTCTGGCAGTTTCGGCATTCATTCCTCCTTCTCTCGGGGTCTCGCCGTTCTCTATGCGGGCGGGGAAGATCCCCGCCCGCGCCTCGCCCCTGGGGATCTAGGGGTTGTTGATCTGGACCGTCTGGTAGGGGAGGAAGCTCCCGTACCCGTAGCGCGCGTCGTACTGGAGATACTCCTCCTTGGTGTCGCGCACATGGTCGGAGTTGTCCATCCCCGCGACCGACTCGCGGAGCGCCTTCCGCTCCTGCTGGAAGACCGCCTTGTGATCGCACCCCGCCGCGAAGAGGTAGAGGTCGTCGGTCGTGATCCTCTGCGTCGGCCAGAGCTCGAGGTTGATCCCCTCCTCGACGACGAGGTTCGCCACGGCCGCGTTTCCGCCCGGGTCCCTCGCGAGGTAGGTCGTCGCCTTGAGCGCCCGCCGCACGTTCGCGTCGTTCGCCACGTTGTAGATGAGGACGTAGCCCCCACCGTCGAGCATCGCCTCATCCCAGAGCGGTTGCGCCTCGGTGTCCTGAAACTGCTTGAAGCGCTCGATTCCGTTGAGGACGTCGTTCTGGATCGCGTTCGCGGTCGCGACTCCCGTCCCGGTGATGATGTTCCCGCCCACGACTCCGAAGCGCGCCGCGCCCCCGCCGTCGGTCGCCGAGTAGATCGCCGCCCCGTCGGGGGCGTTCGGGACCGCCGGGAGGAGGTCGAGGTTCGTCGACGCGAGGATCATCTGAAAGAAGATCCTCTCGTGAAGGGTCGCGAAGTGACGGCCGAGGCTCTTCGCCTGGGCGAAGAGGGTCTGCGTCTGGTCGTCCTCGCGGTCGTCCTCGTGCCAGGAGATCCGCCGTCCCCAATCGTAGTTGACGACGGAGAACTCGACCGAGTCGAAGGGCTTCGAGGAGATGTTCCGTCCCCTCGGCCATCGCTTCGGGTAGGGGGCCGTCTCGAAGAAGGCGTAAAGCTCTTCCCGCTTGTCGGACGGGACGCCGAGCTCCATCACCTTTCCGAGCCGTGCCGTTCGGGCGTCCACCGTCTGCTGATAGGCGTCCGCGAAGGTGTTGCGGAGGCCCGCCGTGAGGACCGCCGCCGATATGACCTGGGCCATTTGACCCGCTCCTCTCTACCGGGCCTCGCCCGGCCTAGGCCGGGCTTTCGCCCGGCTCCCGCCCCCTCCGGTTCTCGCCTACCGTTTCAGGATTCAGGATCGGGCCCCTCGCTACATTCCGAGGAGGGGCTCGTAGTCGACGAAGAGGGAGAGCATCCCGTCTCCCACCGTCCCGGCCGCGCCGGAGGTGATCTCCACGTCGATGAGGTCGCCCTCGTGGAAGACGTTCGCGGCCGTGACCGCCGTCCCCGCGAGCTTGAGGCCGACCGTGTCGGCGAAGTTGTAGGTCACGACGCCGCCGGTCACGTTGACGCCGCCGATCTCGAGGTTGATCGTCCCCGCGACGTTCGTGTCGGCGGGCGCCGCCGTGCAAATCGCGTAGACGGTGAGGATGCGCCCGTGACACGGGGCGACGATCTCCGTCGCGATGTTGCCGGTCGCCGCGAATTCGTAGGTCGTCGAGAGGAGATGCCACGTCTTCCGCTGCCCCCCGGCGAGCGCGAGGATCGCGAGCTCGGCCATCGAGAAGAAGTAGACGTGAGCCGCCGTCGCCGAGGCCCAGTTCACGACGAAGCCGACCGGCAGGTTCGGCGTCGTCCTCGTGAACGTGAAGGTCCCGTCGTCCGTCGCGTAGACGAGCTTGAAGACGTCGCTCGCGTTCCCGGCGAGGCCGGTGACGGCGAGGTTCTCGTAGACCCGGCCCCGGACGACGATCTCGGCCGTCGGCCTGGGCGCGACGGCGGTCCCGAGGACGGCCTGCTGCGCGAAGCCGAGCGGGATCGCGCCGTCCTCGTCGTTGAAGGGGTAGGCGTAGCCGACCTTCGCGGCCGTGCCGTGCGTCTCCGACCCGCCCGCGCAGTAGGAGCCCGCGTAGACCTGGGCGGCGTTCTGGACCTCGGGGTCGAAGTAGTAGAAGCCCCGCTCCTCGCGGGCTACCGATGCGGTGAGAGCCATTCTTTCCTACCTTCCTCGGGGAGTCGTATCCCCGTCAACGGTTCACGAGGCGGTCGCTCGTGCGACCTCGACCTCGATGAATCTCTTTCTGGACTGCGTCCCGACACGCTTCCCGAGCGCGTCGAAGGTCGCGCTCGCCTCCTGCGCGATCGAGAAGAGCTCGGGGCGATCCCGGTAGCTCATGACCTCCGGGGGGAGCCTCGGCTCCGATCCCTCTCCATCGAGGGCGTCGAGGGTCTCGGGGGGGTCCTGAAATGCGTTCTCCCGGAAGACCCCGACGAAGGCCTTGAGCACGGCCTTCCCGGATCTCGCGGCGACCTCGAGCTTCTCCCGGGCGCCCTTGTCGATCTCGTAGCCGTCGGCCGTGAGGTCGGCGATCGTCTTGTCGATCGTCGCGCGGAGCTTGTCGCTCTTCTGCCTCGAGCGGTCCTTCGCCCTGAGCCCGGCGACCTCCCCGGCCCTCTTCGCCTCCTCGACGGTGAAGGCCTGCGGGGGAGGGGGGGCGACGGGGGCGGTCTCCTGGGGAGAAGGAGCTTCGGGGGCTCCTCCGAGAAGCTCGAGGACCTTCCCGACCCCGGCATTCAACGCCTCGAGCCCGGAGATCATCGCACCCGCCCATGCGGGCGGGGCCTCCTCGACGGGGGCCTCCTCGATCGCCTCCGGCGGGGGGGCGTCGACCGGCTCCTCGTCTTGGAGCTCGGCGGCATCCTTCTCCTCCTCGTCCTCGAGATCCGCTCCCTCGTCGTCGTCGACGTCGATCGAGATATCGACCTCGTCGTCCTCCTCGTCGGCGAACCGATCCGGGCCGGTGCGGATCTCGGCGAGCTCGTCGCGGGAGATCTCCACCGGCTTGCCCGTCTTGGGGTCGATCTTCTCGATTGCCATCCGTGAATCCTCCTCGAGTTTGAAAACCGCGACGGCGGCGTAGCCGTCCTCGACGGCGAAGAAGCGAGCGGGCTCCTCGGGGGCCTCCCCCCGGTAGGGGATCTTCTTCGAGATCCAGAGAGCCGGGAATCGGAAGTAGGGGACCTCATCGGGGAGAAGGGCGAGCGAGTTGATCTCCGGAGTCGCCCAGGAATGGACCTCGACCGATCGGTAGGGGAGCTCCCCCCTCTCGATGATCTCGAAGATCTTCGGGGGGATGCTCTTTAAGTCGGCGAAGGTGACGTCTGTCGTCTTCCCCTCGTAGCGAATCGGCCGGACCTTCGTCGGGAGGAAGAAGCCCGCCCGGATCGTCCGCTTCGTCCCGTAGTCGTCGTGGTGATAGACGTGGAGAGGGGCGAGGTAGCCTTCGGAGACCCTTCGGCGGGAGGTCCCGATCGCGGCGTGAAACCACGCCCGGCCGATCGGGTTCGGGTTCTTCCGGGCGCCCGCCGCGACCGGCCCGAGGATCTCAACGTCTAGGATATCCCAGGACCCGTCAGGGTTTTCTCGAGCCGTGTAGCCACCACCGGGAAGCCCGGTTTTCGATTGCGGCGAGCGTTCGGTCGAGGTCGGCAACCTGCCATCTCCCGACCCCTTGAGTGTTCTCGCCGCTTCGAAGCTCTACCAGAGATTCGAAAGTACCGCAAGGGGTTTCCTACTTGGAGGCCTCCTCCGCGTCGACCGGAGGAGCCGCCGGGCCGGGCCCTTCTTGGCTCTCCCTGGGGGGCATTTCTTCCTCGAGGAAGACCCCATCGTCCCGGTATACGACCCCGAGGGAGGTCGCCGAAACATCCTCGTCCGATAGCCCGGCCCGCCTCGTGACCTTGAGGAGCTCCTCTCCGGTGATCGCCTGAGCTCGCTTGTACGCTCCATGAGCCGCCTCGAGGGCGTCCCTGGAACGCGCAAGGTCTGAGTGTGCGTTGCCGAGCCGGTAGACCTCCTGGGCCGTCAATTCGATCCTCTTCATGCCTTCCCTTTCAACCGTGGATTCCGCAAGAGGCGTGGAAGCGCTTCGGACCATGGAAGCATACCTCCGAGTCTTTGTTTCCCGGGGGCGGGGGTGGGAGCGGGGGGGGGAATACAAGGGCGTAGATGTTCATTCTCTGCGAAGTGTCGCTCGACCACCCCACGGATGCCGAGCCCACCCCCGCCTCGACCTGGGTCCCCATGGATGCCCTGCCCCCTCCGGCCTGATTCGTTCCGACGTCGAGCCGCTCGACCCCATGGTCGGGGACCATGGTCACGGAGGTATCGAGCCCGTGACCGGCCGTTGTGACGACGAGGCTATCCGCCCTCGCGATCGTAACCGAATCCGTGATGTGGTCCGTCGCTGCGTTTTGCGCGGATTGGACGTCCGTCGGCGCCGCCTGGGCGGCACCGTTGATCGAGACCGCTAGGCCAGCGAAATACCCGCGATCGACGGACGCCGAGATCGTAACCGCAACCGTCTTTGACCCCGCCGCCGGGGCCACGAGGTAGAAGGCCTCGATCCGGTCTACCGACCCCCCGCCCCCCCCGACGTCGATCGCCCCGTGCCTCGTCATAGCGACCCCGTCATAGGTGACGGTCGTCGAATAGGCCGGGTCCGGGGTCTTCTCGTGGAACACGGAGACGACGAGTATCCGATTTGACCCTGAGCAAGTGTGAGCCCATGAGAAGGAGTTGCTCACTCCGGACGGAGAAGAGCTCGAAGCCGCGTCGAATGCAACCGCCATCAAGGCCCCCTATCGCATGGAAGCCCGGCTATGTACCGGGTCGTCCTCCACTTCGCGTTTTCGTCTCGTGGATAGTCCCCCTCGGGCCAGGGGACCCAGGGCAACCCTAGCCAGTCGAGGAGGAGGTCCTTCGACTCCTCCGGATAGAGGAAGATCGACTCGAAGGAGACCATCCGGGTAGGTATCTCGAGCTCGACAAGGACCCGCATCACCGAGAGGACGGCGAAGGGCTTCTTGGCCTCGTGCTCTCCCCAATCCATTCGGCGATTCCTCGAGGTCATCTCTGCCTGCCAGTCCCGGACGGGGATCACGGCGAAGCGACGGTGACCGGCGTGCTTCTCGAGAGCCTCTCGGATGTAGTGAGTCCCGGCGCTCCCGTGCTGAACGTCCGACTCGGCCCCGGCAGATTGGAAGAGCCGCATCAAAAGTCTGTTCCCGGACCCCGGGAGCCCGCATAGCTGGACGTATGTTTCGGGCATCTACCGCCCCCCGTAGATCTCGAGGTCGGGCCTGTCCCCGAAGCCGGGGGTCTTCACGACCTGGGGGAAGCTCGCGGGGAGGTAGCGCTTGACCCGCGATCCCTCGAGTAGCCGCCGCTCCTCGAGCTCCCACCGGTCGACTTCGCGGAGCCCACAATGGCAGTTGTAGCCGAGGGGGGAGGAGTAGCCGCGCCAGATGGAATCGCGCGGATGGGCGAGGATGCCGTCGGCCGCGAGATGGTTCTCCCCCTTGTCCTCCTTCGGCCTCCCCCTCCGGGTCCTCGCGTTCTTCGTCGCATTGAACTCGAGGGCGCCGATCACTCTCGAGACGTCCGGGTCGGTCGCGTGACGGAACCGCCCGGCCGAGTAGGCCCGGCTCATGTTCGTTCGGTAGACGTTCTCGGCGTAGCCTCTCGACCATCCCTCGAGGTCGGAGCCGACTGCATCGATCGTCCGGGTCGCCGTCGAGAGGTCGGCCCCCTTCTTCGCGAGCCGCTCGATCGACCTCTTGACCGCGTTCGTCACGACGAGGTCGGTCGAGCGCGCGACCGCGAATCCGTGCTTCTGGTAGACCCTCGAGACCTCCTCCCAGGAGCGCGCAAGCTCCGGGGTCCTCGAGACGACGTCGGCAACCGCCTCCTCAAATTCGACCGCCGGGACGATCGGAGAATTGACCGCGAATCGGATCGGCCCCTCGGCCGAGAAAAGGGAGGCCTCGTCCGGGGCTCGGGCCCGGAGGGATTGCTTCGTCCTGCCGCGCGCGGAGAGCTCGAGGCGCCGCCGCCCCAGGAGGTCGGCGAGCCCGAGGGTGTTCCGGAAGAGGACCGCGAGCTCCTCGATCGCCGCCCGGCGCCGTCCCTCTCTCGGGACCGCCTCCGCGCGGGCGAGCTCGAGGAGGACGTCGCGAAAGGGGGCGGCGCTCTTCCGGAGGAGCTCGAGGATCTCGTCGCGTCCGTCGATCACTTCTTGCCTTTCCTGTCCTTGATCTCCAAGAGGAGCCCCGTCTTCTCGCGGTAGTCGAGAAGCCCGTCCTCGTGATCCTCGACGATGGAGGCCTCGATCTTCGAGAGGTCCTTCGGAGAGGATGCCTCGTCGATCTTCCCGAGCCAGTCATTCACGATGAGACTGCCCTCCGACTTGTAGAGCCTCCCGCCCTCTCCGGGCTCCCTGGGGGGAGGATCGTACTTCGGGGTCTCGACCCGCCCCGTTTTCCCCGGCCTCGTGAGCCCGCTCCCGCTTGTCGCCGGTTTGTGTTTCGGGTCGACCCGTCCCCCCTTCGAGGCCTTCTTCCCGAGCTTCCCGACGTACTCCTCGATCGCCCCCCGGAGGCCCGCCTTCGACTTCTCATCCTTGACGCTCTTCTCGAAGCGCTTCATGAGGGAATCGGTGATCGCCTTCGGGCTCTTGTCCTTCGCCCCGGCGACCTCCTTCTCGACGATCCGCTTCACCGAGTCGCCGATGGAATGCTTCCCGTAGTAGCCGTGCTTCTTCGCGTGCGCCTCGGAGCCCTCCTTCGGGGCGAACTTCCCGCCGTCTCGAGGATGATCCTCCTCGCGCCAGGAGGCGAAGAGGGCCTCCTTGTCCTCGTCGCTCATCGCGACGCGAAGCTCCTTCATCGAGCCCATGAAAGCCTCCCTACCGGATGAGCCCCCGAGGACCTCCCCGGTCGTTTCCGCCCGGCCTGCGACCCGGAGGGAGACCCCCCGGCGTCGACGTGACGATGCTCGTCCATGTCTCGAGGAGACCGTCCTCGAGCTTCCTCGAGGGCTTCGCGACGATCCCGACGAGACGGGTCTCGAGGGTGATCTCCTCCCCGGAGACGAGCTCCGAGCCGCCGTCGATCTTCGCGAAGGGAATCCACCGAGCAAGTTGAATCCCCTTCGGCCCCGCGAGGAGGAGGGTCAACCTCCGGATCGTGAGGCGCCGATGCTTGTCGCGCTCCTTCCAGACGTCCGGGTCGACCTGAAAGGCGACCTCCCCGAAGCCGTTGATCCACGCGAGAATCCACTTCCATCTACCCTTGCTCATTCGTCTCCTCCTCCTGGGGGTCTCTCGTCCACCGTGAAGCCCTTCTCCTCGAGGTATCGCTCGACCTCGTCGGCCTGGAAGACCGTCGCGGGGACGAAGACGACGCTCTCGACCTGAGCGTCTCCCTCGGTCCCGCCGGTCCTCTCGGGAAGCCCGTTCTCCTCGAGGTCCTCGAGGACCTCCTCGAGCTCTCCGGTTGCGTCCCCGAAGCTCATCCCCTCGAGGGTGAGCTCGAGCCAAGCACCGTCGACGTCAAAGGTCCGACGAAGCATTGAAGGCCTCCTTCATCCATCGGGAAAGGTAAGGATCGCTCTCCTCGAGGCGATCCGGATAGAGGATGTGCTCCTT